CTGCTTCCGCAAGGTATGGGTTATCAGAAAGTCTTGCCGGGATAAAGCGTCTCTTAAATAGAGGTTTTCCTGCCTTGCTATGCCCATAGGGATATCGAAGAACTTCTCCGGTTTCTGTGTCTGTCGCATCGAATGACCTATTGTACGGCGCAGGGTCAATAAACATTTTCTTAACCCACTGATGTCCTCGTCCACCGGGGTTAGTAGTGGCCCTCATAAAAATGGGCAAGTCAGGTGCAGTGGACCGTAGACGAGATCGCATGTAATTCCATGCATATGGTGTGGCCCATTGAGTCAACTCGTCAAAGCCTATCCAGCTAAATGCCAGACCCTGATAACGCAAGACATCCTCATCTCTATCCAGATAAGACATCCACAACCTTGCGCCAGATGGCGCGGTCCACTGCATCTTTCTTTCTGACCACTTTATACCGGGCCAGATTTTGGGGTACAACTCCTGCGATTTAAAAATAAGTTCTCGCAGTTCTTCAGTTGTATGTCGTAATAACAATCCACTAAATTGTGAATGCCCCATGTAGCGGAGCGGGTCTGCCAGCATGGCGTAACTTTTACCGCCACCCGCACTTCCGCCATATAATACTTCTCGCTCACTAGCGGCTAGAAACTCTGTCTGCGGCCCCGGATTAGGCTTGAACAATACATTAGCATGTTCCTCAACGTCAGATGTTTCATATGAAACTTCATCAATCTGCGGCTGCTGCTCTTGCGCCTGTTCTTGCTTCTTCGATGGCTTTCGCTTTGCTGATCGCCGTTTCCGCATATTCTGCCCACTTGCGGAGGCTTGCAGCTTGGTTCTTACGCTGTCGCTCATTCTGTAGACGCTTCCTTAATCCTACGTGTGAAATGTAACGGCCGCTGTTGGAAGTCAACCAGTTGGCTACCTCACGGTATGAATACTGATTGACATGCTTACGTGCCTTTTCTAACAAGTCCAGTTCTACTGGAATAGGGTCAAGAATGTCGGGGTCTTCTTCACTCTGTTTATAACCAAACGGTATTGTACGTGCAATTCGTGGAATAGGCACCCACTCGTTTTCTTCTTTAATATCTGTGGGCTGGGGTAGCTTCCACTTGCCTATACTTCTACTCATCGCTTCTTGCGGTTGTCCATCGTTGACAAGACCATACCACCTTTACGATAGTCTATGTTTTTATTTCCTAAAATTCTCATAATATTAATTTCAGATGGTTTAATACCTGAATCTTTTAAAAAATCTAAAGCAGCTTTTAATTCTTCTTTTGTACCGGGAAAATCAATTCCTTTATACCGTACAGTCTCTTGTTTCTTTTTAGAAGTTGCCATTAGTCTTCTTCCTCCACTGGTGCTTTAGGTGGCATAAGCATAACACCACCAGATGCTTCTACCTGCATCTTCTCAGTCTTGACAAGACCTACACGGTCAAGCAGTTCTTTGGCGGCAGACATTTTGTCACGGATGCCAAGTTCAGTTGGATCAAACAACGCACCCGTCATAGCCATTGCAGCCTTCGGTGCATTCTGCGCCATGTACATCTGTGTGGCCTCAAGGATTTCTTCCTTCAAACCTTTGACAATCTCTGTGGTAGTTGTGGCATCTGAATAACCTGCTATCTTCTTAGCCATGACCATGTTGCCACCAGCCTCATCAAAAAGAACATTCAAGAACGCCTGTTGTTTTCCTGTCAATTGTCTAGCCATCAAACTCTCCGTGATGCATGGCATTAGCAAGTTTTGTACTACGCGATTTTACCTGCCTTGCCCACCTGCTGTCAAGCATTTCTTTTGCCGCTACATCAAATTGTTTTGCGTGTACAGCCGCCCACATTTTTTTGAACTTGCAAAGACGCGGCACCCCAAGATTAAATGCCATGTCTACAAGTACAAGTTGACGTACAGCGTCTAACTCCTCGACACAAGGGTGTGCGCGAACCAGTTCATCCTCGACTATCTGTACGTCATTCTTTGCGAGGTACATAGCATCCGCTTCGGTAATGCCATCAGAATAAACATAGTCGATGGAAGGATAGTCCATCCAATCTAGTTCATCTTTTGTAATACCCCGGTCATCCAGATTTCTGCCAATGCCAATGGTGTTGATGCCTAGCGTATCTTGATACACTTCCAAACGTAAACCCTCATGGGCAATCAGCTTTTTAATTAGATCGTCTTTATTGTATTTCATTTCTCATGTCCCATCCATACCGCAAATGCGCCTGTCATCGCTCCTGTCACCACACTTACTAGTGCTGCTTGTTGACTTGTCGGGTCTTCCAAAGTCATAAACCATTCCACTACCCGCCAAGCGGATAAGGACATCCCAAGCATCATCAGACGTGGTAGTATCTTCCACCTCAACATTCTTTCCATTGTTACTTCTGCCATTAGTCATTCCTATCTATTACGAAGTAGGTTTTTTGCGTCGATTGCTTGCTGGAAGTCTTCCCGCTTTTATAGCTGCTCTCATCGCATCATCTAATGTTGGTAATGATTTAGGATCAATTGGACCGGGACGTGGCGTGACTGCCCGTGGCTTTTGCAATTTATTCAACCGTTCTCGCTGCTCACGCATTAGTTTTTCAAAACGCTTCATACGTTCTGGATCAGGCGCAGGACCGGGCATAGGTGTGCGGCCAGTGGCGGAACGGCCTTGTGACATACCGGCAGTTGGCATCATAGGATTTTGTTTTAAAAATTTTTGTGCATTTTTTATTGCCCTACGCCGTTGTCGTTTTAGTTGATTTGGTGTTCTCTGTTGTTGACTGTCTACCTTTCCCTTATTCTTTTGCCCTCGTTGTTGACGGCGCACCCCTGCCATAAAATCATTCTGGGCGAAGCCGCCGGGATGTAGTTTTTTTGTTTTCTTTGCCATGATTATTTCTTTCCAAAGAATTTTGTAGCTGAACGTACGCCAAAAGAAGCGGCAACGATGACGCCCAAGGAATATTGATACCACTCAGGCATGGCTTGGAGTTGTGCGAAACCATTTGCAACCACCTGTTCCATTCCGGGTATAAATGCTAGGATGAGTGGGATGCTAAATAAGATAGTTAGCCACTCATCTTTCCAGCTAGTAGAAGCACCCTTTATTGCTTCCAAATCCCAATCAATCTCGCCAGTAGCTTTCTTCTGCATTACGATAGCTTCGGCTTGTGCCTTCGCTACCTTGCTGGCTGACTGTGCTTTCTTTTCTTCGACCTTGCCTTCTAGCCATGTACCGGCTAAATTACTTATCGGTCCTATCAATGCGGTCAACATTTTTGAGTTCCCATATTTTTTTCCTAAGAAGGAATACGCGATTGTCAGAATCAGGCTCAACGTCTACTAGCCTTACCTCACGGGGATCGTCATACACCTCTGCGAAATTTTGCAGTCTTTTTTGCAATCGACTTAGGTTGTCGTACAAACTGTTTCCCCTTGCGTGTACCTTCTCTCTTAGCCCTAGTTGTAGCAGCATATTCGGCTGGTGTCAAGGACTTTATTGCTTTTTCAGGTAAATACCTTTCACCTGTCTTAGCAGAAGGTTTGCCAGACTTAGTGCGCCACTTCTGTTTTGTCCAAGACTTGAGGCTTTGTTGAGACTTCGCTAGTGCCATTATAATCTTCCCTGTGCGTGTAGTACAAGTAATACAATACAAGCTAGAACAGTTAAACCAAGAATTAGTAGCAAGGCAATAAGAAATACTTCAAAGTGATGCTTCAGTTTTTGCCTACGCGCTACCTCTGCTTCTCTACGTGCTACACGTGCCTTTGCCTGAAACCTTTGCCAATCATGCCACAGTCCGGGGCGACCTGCATAAATCATAATCTGTTTTAGTTGCTCTTCTTGTTCACGTATCTGTTCAAGAGCCATGAACTCTTCTAGATCAGAGCCGCCACCTTTTCTATTAGCTTTCTTTTGCAGGTCTTCCTTGGCACCTACAAACTTAGCGATTGCACTGCCAGCTTTGGCTATATCGCCAGAATGTTGTACGGCTTGCTTAATGACGGAAAATGCCGCATTAGCCGCTGCCAGTTCTGCTAACATCAGTACACCTTCGTATCCTTACTCACCAGTTTGGGTAGGCAATAAGCAGTTATCTTTTTTCCCTGCCTATGTAATGTTTGTGCATACCACACACATTCGTTCAAGTTACGAAAGTACATGTCTTTGCTGATTAGTCTCTCGTTATCCCCTATCCCAACATAGACGAACAGGAGAAAAACGTGAATCATGGTTACTTGTAACCGCCCCCTGCTTTTTTATAGGCTGATGCTAACATCTGGGCTTTACGCGCCGACCATTGTCCGGGTGCGCCGCCCTTGCTTCCAGCTTTAATTCTATTAAATTGACGTTTTCTCATTGCTGGCTTAGTGTAGTTGCCAGCTTCATTAACTCTACTCTTGCTCTTTGGCGCACCAC